AATCGTCTATTTCCGGGAACCGTCATTAGTCGACGATTACGGCCCGGGGTTGGCGCCGGCGGCGGTTGCCCTCCAATCGGCGCAATTATCCCACTATATCGAACGATTCGCGTCGGCGTTTTTTGAACACGGCGCCCAACCCGTCACGATCATGTCAATGCCGTCCGATATGGCAGAAAACGAATTTAAACGGTTTAAACTGGAATATATGAACCGGTTTATTGGGGTATGGAACTCATTCCGGACGTTGTTTGTACGGGGCGGGGACATTAAGGCCCAATCAATCACCCCAGCGTTAAAGGATTTAATGCTAAAAGATTTAGCCGAACGGGTAAACAATTCCGTTGGGACAGTATTTGGCGTTCCCCAAACCATGTTGGAGGCTAGCGCCGCCAATTACGCAACGGCCAATAGTGATCGGCAATCATTTTGGCGGGAAACGATTATTCCCCGTTTATCGGTTATTCAGCAAATCATTAACGAACAATTATTATTCCCGCTGGGGTACGAACTCACATTCCAACCCGAAACGTTGGACGTGATGCAAACGGACGAGGCCCAACGCGCGGGTTCGCTATTGCAGTTAGTACAAGCGGGCGTCCCATTGGCCGGCGCTATGGATATTTTGGGGTACAAAAACATCGAAGATGTATTACAGGTAAATACGTCAAATAACGCCGGGGTAATCGACCCCAACGCCCCCAAAACGCCGGAACCGCTCCCATCGGAACGCACAACGCCCGAACCCGCCCCGCTCCCCGAATACCCGTTTGAAGTTGCATACGCAACGGCGCAATTTCTAGACGATTTAACCCGCTGGGAACAAAAAGCAATCCGGCGGTTAAAATCGGGCGGGGATGGTACCAAATTTGTCGGATCATCGATACCGGCGCCGCTGGAATTGTATATTTCTCATTCCCTCAAATCCATCACCGAACCGGCGGAAATCCGGGCGTTTTTTGCGGGGATTAAAGCAACCCAAAAAATCCGGGCGAATGAGAAAAAACTATATAACAAACTGGTTCGCATTTTGGCAAGCGCCGGGGACGTTTGGGCGCGTCAAGTATTGGCAGATGGAAACGGGGACGATCCGAATTTATCCCAGTTAATCAAACCGGCGATGGTTAGCGAACTAACCAATGTCGCAAATACCCGCATCGATGCGTTGGGTACACAATTCCAATACCCCATGGGGGCGGAACAACGGAATACCACGGTTAACGGGTATTTAGAAACGTATTTACCCAAGTTTGGTTTGGAGATTGATAGAACAACCAGCGACGTACTAAGTAAAGCAATTGCGTTATACCGTACAACCCCGGGAATGACGATTACCGATTTGCGGGACGTATTAACCCCGGCGTTCGGGGAAACCCGCGCCGCAACCATCGCAATTACGGAAATTACTAGAGCGTCAACGCAAACAACGAACTCATACGAAAAGTTTTTAAACGACGCCGGTATTAAAACCGAAATGGTTTGGAATACGGACGCCGACGAACTAGTTTGTAGGATTTGCAAACCATACGATAACAAACTAATTGACGTATGGGGAATTGATTCGCCCGAGGGGCCGCCCGCTCATCCCAATTGTCGTTGTGATGTTACATTGCGGCTGGTGAAATAATGGAAATACGTGTTGATATTTCGGGCGCGTTTACCAGCGAACAAATAGGGCGATTGGTAAAAGTGGCAACGCTGGCGTACGGGCAATTTGTGCGGACGGAATTAAGCAACCAAAAACCGGGGCGCCCGGCCCGGGGCGCGTTTGTGTACAAATCGGTAAAACAACGCCGTTTTGTATATGCCAATATCGAAAACGGGAATATTAAAGTTCCCTATATCCGGGGCCGTGGTTCAAAATTGCGGGCGTCCCAAACGTTAAATAATTCGTATAGGGTGGATTTGGACGGGAACCGGGCGGTTCTAACCTCATCCGCCGATTACGCGCCGTTTGTGGTTGGCGATCAGCAAGCGCCAATTCACGCCGGCCGCTGGCAAACCGCCCAAACGGCGGCGGAAATCGTTGGGGAACGGGATTTACCAACCATCGTGGAACAACTGTTTAATAAGGAATTGGGGGCGTAATTATGGCAACTTATACACCCCCGGCCAATGTCGCCCGCAATGCACAAAACGCCCTAGACGAACGGGAAAAACAACCTCCCAGTAAGCGGGGGATGACACTAATTGGGTTAGCGCGGGCGCGGCAATTGGCGAACCGGGAACCGGTATCGATGGAAACTATTCGGCGGATGGTTGCGTATTTTGCCCGTCATGAAATAGACAAACAGGGCGCAACATGGGACGAATTGGGGCCGGGGTGGCAAGCGTGGAACGGTTGGGGCGGGGATGAGGGACGGAATTGGGCGCAATCGATTATAGAGGGGGAAACGATGGAAACGAAAACCGGGAGCCGACATTCGGAATACGATATGAACATAATCCGCAAAACCCGGGTAATGTCACAAAAAACCTATGATTCGATGATGGAATTTATTAAAGCGTTGGGGGATGACGGCGCCGAACCGCTGGGAATCGCCGCGTTAAAAGATGACGGGGAATATACCCCGCCCCAAATCGCTCAAATTAACGCATACGAATCCATCGTTACCGAATACGGGAAATTCGGGCAAGCAATCACCCAATCCCACTATATCCCGGCAGAACTAAACGGGTTTGCTGGTTCGGGGTTGGTTTGTGCAAATTGCGCGTTCTATATGGAATCCGGCCAATGTGAAATCGTCTATGGGAATATCCAACCCGGCGCAATCTGCAAACTATGGGTAATCCCCAATGGGTTGGTTATGGAATCAGCGCCCGCGGATGAAACCCCCATGATGGATATGGATGAGGGTACCAGCGACGAAACCGAAATTAATATTGAAGTTAGCGCGCTGGAAGATCGCAACGCAACCCCAACCGAACGGGCGGAAATGCCGGATTCAAATTTTGTTATTCCCGAAACCCGCAATTTTGTTATTGTAACCCCCGATGATATTCCGGCGGCGGTTTCCAGTTGGGGCCGGTACCAAGGGCCAATTAGTTTTGAAACGTTCAAACGGCGTATAATCGAATTAGCCACGGCCAAGGGTCCCGAGTTTTTCGCCCGGTTGCCCGAATCGTGGAAACTGGAATTAGAGCAACGCAAATCCTACGTTCGGGAATTACTGCAAGTAATGGGGGTTAATCGTGATTAAGGCAATTGGTGAAAACCTCATTATTGGTACCGGCGTGGTATTTGGCGGCGTGGATCTCACCGGGGATAGATTTACCAAAAATACGGATTTTGGCGAATCCCGCTCATTCGTTGGGTTGCCCGTCTATTACGATCACAGTTTGGGCGGATTAAAATCCCAAATCGGGGCGGTAAAACAATGGATTCCTACCGATGAGGGAATAGACGTCGAAATCGAACTGGATCGGCGTCACGCGTACGCGTCCAAGGTTATGGAACTGGTAAAGCGCGGCGCGTTGGGACTCAGTACGGGCGCCCTCCCCCATTTGGTAGTTCGGGAAAATGGGGAACTCAAACGTTGGGTAATCGGGGAGATTTCACTCACCCCGACCCCGGCGGAACCCCGAACCATCACCCAGGCTATAGCGGGCGGCAATGACGGGGAAACCCGGCCGGCCGGGCAATATATTACCGAATCAACCAAAAAGGAATTACCAACCATGTCGGATTTTCAATTCAACGAATCACAGGTTACGGACATTGTCGACAAGCGCTTGGGCGAACTTGCCGGCGCTCCCGTTGTTGGCGGCGGTGTATACATGGGGGGCAAAGCGCCCAACGTGAAAAACATCACCAAATTGGGTATGAGCAACGAACCATCCGCCGCATTTTGGCACTGGATGAAAACCGGCGATGAAATCGCCGCCAAAGCAACGCTGGTTGAGGGTACCAGTGCCAACGGTGGCTATATCGCGCCCCCGGAACAATACCGCGACGTTATCGATCGCCGCGACGAATTGAGCATTTTATCGAAGTTGCCAATTCGCCGAATGACGACCAGTTACCAGCGTTTGGACGTTCCCACCCAAGTGGAAAAATCTGATTTTGCATGGACGGCCGAATCGGGCGCATACAATTTCGACGAACCCACATTCGGACAGGCCGCGATCCAAGTATATACCGCGACCCTTGCTATGAAAATTAGCAACCAACTGTTACGCGATGAGAAAGCAAATTTGGAGGCGTTCCTAATTCGCGAAATTTCCCGCGCCGCCGCCCGTAATGTGAATGAATTCATCATTAAGGGTTCGGGGTCAAGCCAACCATACGGGATTTTGACCCGCGCAACCCAAAACGAAGTATTGGCTAGCGCGTCGGGGTTGGATTTTTCGGACGTGGTAAATTTGCAATCCAAAATCCCCAGCGCATACCTCCAAGATGGGGAGTGCGGCTGGATCATGCGCGGTACCACATTGAGCGCAATTCGCGGACTCACTGGCAACATTCCCCAAGCCGGTTTGCTCAATGTAACCCGTGATTCAATCGACGGGTACCCGCTGGCATTGTCGGATTTCATTGGGGCGTTTGGTACCGGAATCAAACCAATCATTTTCGGTAATTTTGGCTATTACATGTTTGTGGAATCCGTCGATATGGAAATCGCCCGAAACCCCTATGTATACATGGCAAACGGCCAAACCGGTATTTTCGTTACGATGCGCTGGGGCGGTGACGTCACCCAAGCCGAAGCGTTCGCATACGGTATTAACCCCTAACGAATGATTACCCCCGGGACGTCGGCGCCGGCGTTCCGGGGTATTGGTGAATTATGTTAATCGTATTAAACGATGGTTTGTGTCAATATGAAAACGGGAAATTAGTCACGTACCAACCGGGAGCGGTGGTAGATTTTGCTCCCCATATTGCACAATCAATGATAGATCGGGGACGCGCTACATTGCGTATTTCCCCCGCTACAACGCCCCCAGAGCGTCCAAACGTTCCCACCCCATCCAATCCCCCAACCCCGCCAAAACGGGGCGCCGGGCGCCCAAAAAAGGGGTAACACATGGCATATATCACACTGGCACAGTTCAAAACGTTTTTGGGTATTACCAGCGCGTCCGATGATGGAATTATACAAATCTGTATTAATAGCGCCCAACAAACCATCGATACATTTACCGCCCGGACATTTGAGGCCGCCGCCGATACAACCCGGGTATTTACCCCGTTACGGGAGGATTTTGGCGGTTCGATTTGGTGGGACGGGGCAACGCTGGGATTAGACGCGGATTTGTGCCAACTTACCACCATTACCAACGGGGACGGGAATTTGATTCCATCCGGGGCGGTGGTTTTGCTCCCGTTGAATTTCCCAACCAAATCCGCGATTAAGATAAAATCGAATACTCAATATGTATGGACATATACCGGATCACCGGACGGGGCGGTATCCATTACGGGGCGTTGGGCGTGGAGCGTGACGGCGCCGGCGGATATTGTCGGGGCGGCGTATGAACTCACCAAGTATTTCTACCAAAACCGGGAATCGAATCCAACCAGCGCCCAACAAATCATTAGCGCCGACGGGGTTCCCATTGCCCCGGATGCAATCCCTAAAATCATTGTAAGTTTGCTCAAACCATATAAAAGGAGATCCTAATATATGGCAACAAACCTCAATCAGATTTTGTCGGACGTGGCGGCGCTGGTAGTAACGGACGGTACACTCACCCCAACGGTATATTACGGGGCAACGATGCGGAATAGTTGGGAAAAGGCGCAATTACCAATCCGGATATTACAACCCGTCAATTTCGGGGTCAATTCCGCCAAATCCCAAACATTGCGCCCAACGTTTGCAATGACGGTGGTATGGACCATACAGGATATTTGTTTATTACGGCCGGCCGGGATGGGGCAAGGGTTACCCGATATTACCGTTAATTTAGGTAATTATTTGAGTAATTATATTGACGCCGTCCGGACGCTGGGAGCGTCGCACTACACCCGGGAAAACGTCCGGGGAACCATTGAAATGCTGGAATACCCGGCGGCGTCCGGGCGGTTCTATGATGCAGTGGTAATCACTATGGATTTTTTGGATATTGTGCAATAAAGGGGTTTCATTATGGCAACAACTGGATTAATGTCGGGCGCGTTTGGTAAAATCGAAATCCAAACCGGCGGTTCCGGGGCGTTTGTGGACATTTCGGGGAGCGCCCAATCAGTAGATACAACCACGGTAAAACGGTTGTACGGGAAAGCGTACCCGTTAGATATCGATTACCCCAAAAACACGTATGGGAAAACCGACGGCGCCGAAATGACGGTTAATGTCATTTATACCGAAGTCACCACCGAGGGATATCAGCGGGCGCTAACGTCATTTGAGGTTTCGGGCGGGGATTTAATCGCCCTTAAACTCACCCCCGGCGGTACCGTTGCATCATCGGATACCTATACCACGGCAATTGGGCGAATCATCTCCATCGATTATCCCGGGTTCGATGGTTCCAAGGGCGATCCGATTATGTGTAGTTTTACGCTGGCAGTTGAAACCATCACACACGCGCTAACATAGGATTAAGTAATGCACTACAAATTACGTGATTTACCCCTTACTATGGGGGACATTATCGACATTGAGAACTTCAGCGATTCCAAAAAAATCCGGGACGTTGCGAATATGATCGATCGGTTTGTTATTTACGAACCGGGGCAAACAATCCGTGACATTCCCATTAATGACCTGGCATCAATCCTAGACGCGATTACGAACCGGGCGGGGTTGGGAGATTCCGAATTAAAAAAATCGGGGGGCGCGTAACGGCCCATTTATGGGCGGGCGCGCCCGTACCCGTGGAATACTTGCAGTTGGTTTTGTGCCGTGACGTTTACCATTGCCCGCCGTCTATGCTCCCCGATTGGGTGACGATACGGCGGGCGTTGGCTATGATTGACGCGGAACAAAAAGTAAACAAACGGAAACGGGGGTAACATGGCAACGAACGTATTAATCACGTTTGAGGGTATCGACGATGTAAGCAAAACCGCAAACAACGTCAATCAGAGTATAAACAGCGTCAACGAAACCGCAACCAGTACCGGCGGCGGATTTAGCATATTGGGCGAAATCGCAACCGGGGCGCTACGGCAGATTGGAGCGGCGGCGATTGGCGCCGTTGCGGGTGGATTGTCGGCGGTGGTTGGTATGATTGGCGATGGGATAAAGGGCGCCGCCGACTGGGAGAGCGCCCTAGCCCAAACCGAGGCCGTCATTAAATCGACGGGCGGCGCCGCGGGATTAACAGCGGGGCAATTTGCCGAATTGGCCGGGCGATTGTCGGCAGAAAACGGAATGAGTAAATTTAGCGATGATGCAATTTTAGCGGGCCAAAACATCCTAGCCACATTTACCAAAATCAAAGGGCCGGCGTTCACGGATGCAACCAAAACAATTTTGGATATGTCGACGGCGCTGGGAACGGATTTGGGCGGTACGGCGATGCAAGTCGGGAAAGCGTTAAACGACCCCATCGCGGGTATTGGCGCATTATCCCGGGTTGGCGTGACATTCACGGACCAGCAAAAGGAACAAATTAAAGCGTTGGCGGATTCGGGGGACATGTTGGGCGCCCAACGGGTCATATTGGCGGAACTTGCAACCGAATTTGGCGGATCGGCGGCGGCGTCCGTGAATACATTTTCCGGGCAAATGATTGTATTACAGGAACAAACCGGCGCCGCGTTTGAACAAATCGGTACGGCGTTGCTCCCCGTGCTGGTTCGGTTCGGTTCATTTGCCGGGGAAACGCTGGTTCCGATTCTTACCGACGTTGCAACCTCATTTGGAAATTGGATTACCAGCGTAAACTGGGATGCAATTTTTACCGCCCTTAATGATTTTTATAGCGTGGCCTATGATTTGGTGGCGGGGATTGATTGGCCGGGAATCATTAGCCAATTGCAAACGTTGGCAACGGCAATACAAACGGGGTTAGCCGACGGGAGCGCCCGGGCGGCGCCGGTACTGGCCCGAATCAGTGAGATTTTTACCGTAATTTCCACCCAATTGGAACCAATCGCCGCCGGGATGATCGCGGCGTTTAATAACCCGGACGTACAAAACGCCCTCAAATTAATCATCGATTATACGGGCGTGGTATTGCAAGTATTAATGGAACTTGCAAACGTGGTAATCCAAGCGGTAATTGACCAATTTAGAGTATTAGCGCCCGTATTTTCGTTTGTGTTTGGGTTGCTGGTAACCGTGGTGAATACCGTATTCCCAATCATTACCGCGGTACTGAACGGGTTTTTACAACTGTTACGGGGTGATACCGTTGGGGCGTTGAATATCCTACAAACCACGTTCCAATCGGTATGGGATAAAATTAAGGGCGCCGTATCGGCGGTAATTACGGCGGTAATGAAAGAAATTGGGACGCTAGTTTCCAAGTTTACCCAAATCGGTATTGATATGGCAACCGGGATAGTAAACGGGATTAACCAAGCGGCGGGGAAAATTAAAGCGGCGGCGTTAAACGCGGCCAAGGGCGGATGGGAGGCGATTAAGGAATTTTTCCGCATTTCGTCACCGTCGGTACTAATGGCGGAAACCATCGGGAAACCATTTTCCCAAGGGATCGCCGCCGGGATTGTATCGGGGATTCCGGACATTGCCGGGGCGTCCCGATTGGCGGGAGCCGTGGCGGGAACCCAAGCAACCACCAATAATTACTACCAGTTAAGCGCTACGTATAATAGCAACCAATCCGAATCATCGATTATGATGGATTTACGGGACATGCAACGATTAGCGGGGGCGTAATGGGATCATATACACCGTATGCAATCACAATAACCACCAATGGGAAAACGTACCAGTTAAACGGGACGGACCCCATTACCGGTTACCAGTTCAATTACCAAGGGGATGGGGGTTTCGGGTTGGCGCCCCTCCATCGCATTACCCAACGGGGGACGTTCCAACAAGGGGATTTTGATACCGATTTCAGATTGGACCCCCGGATTTTATCATTGCCATTGTTGGCAATGTCGTCCAATCTATCGGACCATTATCAAAAACGGGATGCAATACTAAAAATATTCACCCCATCGAATACGCCGGCGTTGCTTACCGTTTCGGTTGGCGTCCCGCTGGGAACTGATTTTGTTCGCACAATTTCGGTGATGATTTTGGGCGGGTTAACGTTCGATCACGTCCCCGGCGCCGGGTACGATATAAAATTTGTGGTTCAATTGCGGGCGGCGGATCCGACATGGTACGACCCCAGCGGGATTACGGTTTCCACATCGTCCGCAATCGCCGGAACCCCAACCCCAATCCCCAAAATTTACCCGGTAACCTATGGGGTTTCGGTTTTGTCGGGTAATACAAAAATCACATACGCCGGATCATGGCAATCATACCCAATCATTACCGCAACGGGACCAATAACCGGGTTTACCATAACCAACGAATCCACGGGGGCTGTTATATCAGTACCCGGCGTTATCCCAGCGGGGCGAACGTGGACGTTCAATTTACTATATGGGTACAAAACGGTTACCGATGATTTAGGGGTTAATCAAATCGCGGCCGTTACCGCGGCGTCCGATTTGGCAACGTTCGCAATTATCCCCGCGCCCGCAATTTTGGACGGGGTGAATATTATCACTACAACCGGAACGGGAACCACCGGGGCAAGTGTTACCAGCATTTTTTATTACAATCGATACGTTGGAATATAGGGGGCAACAATGGCAAGTACAGAACGATCATTAGGTTGGGCGACGGGCGTCGCGGGAACCGACGGGGTAAGCGCATACGATACGGCCCGTATGACGGCAATGGAACGTAATACGCTAGGAAATGGGGTACTACTCACTGGTTCATACCTCGCAATTTCCAACACTAGTTCTACGCTTACCATTGCCGACGGGGCCGCGTTGGTTGGCGGGTATTTTTACGAATCGAACGGGGCGGTAACCATTTCTAATTCGGGATTGGGGAATACATCATACTACATTCTTATTATTGCAAACACGTCCGGCGCATCCCTTACCGTATCGGCAAACGGGGCGGGAACAACGACGGTAACAACCGCAACCACTCGCGCCGCAATTGTAACCGCCGCGCAACTATCAACTATTGGGAGCGCTATCGGAGGGACTAATTATTTATTACTTGGGACGATTAATAATAATGCGGGATTTAATAATCTAGTACCAGCATACGACCAAACCGCAAAATTATGCGGCGTCCCAAACAGCCAATTCGCCGTTATGTCACAAAGCGGTAGTACCACTGTAGCAAACAACGTTGCAACGCTTTTGTCGTTTTCGTCAACGACAAATAGCGCGGACGGATCTATGCGGTGTGATGGAACGGCGGGAACCATTACCGCCCCACTTGGGAGTTATTTGGTTCATTTTAAAGTTTCATGGGATACAAATGCCACTGGGAGCAGAGTAATTGCCGTAGCGGGTGACGGGGTACTGGTGAATTCGCAAATTGCCCAATCAGCCACGCAAACCGCATACGTGAATGGCATTATGGAGGGAACCGTTATTGTTGCCAATACGTCCGGACCCGTCACGATGTATTTACAGGCAACGCAAAATTCCGGAGCAAATCGCACAATTGGAAGTTATTTATTTAGAGCGTATCGGATTTGATGCATGGCGCCGCAATATACCATTTTTATCCAAGATAGCGCCGGGGCGGTTGTTGCCAATCTCACCGCAATGATTGGGGTTAAGATTTCCCGCGTATTGAACGGGTTCGACATTGCCCAAACGGTGATAACGGGAACTGATCCGAACGTTTCGTATATTGTATATGGGGCGCGGGTGGAAATATTCCGGCGGGACATTGCCGCCGGGGTTCCTAATAACCGGGAATTTGCTGGGGTGATTTACACCACCAAAACCACGATTAACGAAGTAACGACGGTTTCGTTTGTTGCGGTTGGGTTCGAAGTGTTGTTACAAAACCGGATTATTGCGTTTTTCGCCAACGTTGCCAACCGTTCGGTATTTACCGCCCAACCGGCGGAAACCGTCATGAAAACGCTATTTAACTATAACGCCGGTTCGCTGGCAACCACGGCGAACGCGCGATTTTTAAACGGCGTTATTACGGGAGCAACCACGGCCGCAACCAGCGGGGCGGGGAATTCTATTTCTATTGCGGTTGCGGGGCAAAATCTGTTAACGGCAATGCAACGAATCCAAGAAATCGCCGGGGGAGATTTCGCCGTAATCTACACCGCCCCGGCAACCTATACGTTTACATGGTACACCGGGCAACGGGGGACGGATCGAACCGCAACGGTAATATTTAGTACGGCAACGGGAACCATTGGCCAATTGGATATAGAGCAACCCCGGATTAACGATTTTAACGCCGTTATCGTTGCGGGAGCGGGGAATGAATCCGCCCGGGCGATTGTTACCCGGCCGGCGTCCCTCCCAACGGGGTTCGATTTGCGGGAACAATGGATTGACGCCCGCAACGGGCAAACCAGTACCGCGGCGCTCCAAAATACGGGCGATTTGGAACTAGGAATAGCGACAAAAAACCGGGTAACCTATAGCGCACAAATACTGCAAACGCCGGCGGTTCGGTACGGCGTCGAATACTTTATCGGTGATTTAGTCAGTTTGTACACCGGCGCCGGGGTGGTAACGCAAAAAATCAACGGGGTACAAATATCTATTGATAGTATGGGACGGGAGCAAATACAAATTGAACTCATTTCTAACTAATCTCGCCGCCAACGGGCGCCGAACCGACATTTTGGAGCGTATCGAAAC